ATCGGTGGACACCCGCCAGCTTACCCTGGTAGGTGTCGCTGCCGGAGGAAATGCGCACCTGGAGAGAGATGTCCCCCTGGGCAAAGGGCATAACTATGGTATGGATGCCGTTGGGGTCGGAGACGGCCCAGTAAAAGGCATCATAGTCCTCCGGGTACCGTGGATCCGGTGTCACGTCCATCTGATAGTCGTAGTAGGTGCCGTGGCTGTCCAGGACGTACAGGCCAGACAGCATTTCCCCGGAGTTTGGCCCCTCCGGGATGCGGAAGGACCGGCCGATGCTGCCAAAGACCACCCGCACGCGGTACGTCTTGCCGTCCATTGTAATACCGGACAGTGTCGCCATAGGGGGACCTCCTCTCTCAGGTTTTTGCCAGACTGGGCCCCAAACGGGCGTCCTCGGTCTGGATGCCAATCCGGAACAACCGGAACAGCGCCGCTAGGTCGCCGTTGATAGTCAGGGTGATATTTTGTGCGCCGCCAGTGGCGCCAAGTCCGGACAGAGCCTCCCGGACCGCGTCCACAATGGTGGAATAGGGGGAGATAACCTCGTCCTGGGTGGGGTTGTCGCCCACCACCGCCAGGAACGGATTGTTGCGCCTGGCCAGGCCGCCGGAGGCAAGGTAGGGGATGCTGGGTGCGGTCAGCGGGGCGAGGTTAAATCCAAAGGACTCTCCGCCCAACCCCGGGACCCACTCCGGGACGTCCACCTGGAAATTGTTGAGCAGCCCGATGACACCATTGATCCCAGTGGTCACGCCCGCAAGCAGCGTGTTGATCAGGCCAATGATTCCGTTGATGGGCGATTTGACCAGCGACACCAGCAGGTTCCAGATTCCGGCGAAGATGTCGGAGACACCCTGCCAGGCTCGCTCCCAGTCGCCGGTAAAGGTGCCGCCGATAAAGTCGATGATGCCGCCCAAAAACTGCTTAATTGATTCATAGATGTTGGAGGCATTGGCAAAGAATGCGTTGAGCACTTCCCCGGCCACGCCGAAGCTCTCGGTCCAGTCCGTGGAAAACACGCCGGTGATCCACTGGTCAAAGCTCTCCATAGCCGCCCGGAACTCCTCATTGGAGTCCCACAGACCCGTCAGCGCGGCAGCGGCCAGCCCGGCCAGGACCACGATACCCACCGGCCCGGTGAACAGGGACCCGGCGGCACTCAGCACCCCGCCCAGAGATCCGCTCAGCCCTCCTGCGGCGGCAGTCATTCCACCCACCGCCGCAGAGGCTTTGCCGGCCGGTCCTCCTATTTTCGCAAAGAAAGAAGAGAGGTCCCCCAGCACTTTGGACGTGTTGGATACCGCGCCAGCCACGGGGCTGATGCCGCCCACAAAGAGCAGCAGTCCTGCGATACCCGCTTGAGCGCCCTCTGGCAAGCCGTTAAATGCGTCAAGTAGCCCGGCAATTACGTCGGTCACCTCGGTGATCAGCGGCTGTACAGTCTTCGCCAGGTCCGCCATGGACTCCATCAGACGCTGCTGTGACTCCCGGCTGTCCACCAGGTCTTGGTTTTGCTGCACCCAGGCCTGATGGTTATCTGCCAGCCCTGCGCTGCTCAGCACGTCCAGCATATTATTGAGCCTTAGAGACTCGTCCGATGTTGCAGCAAGAGAGCCGTTCACAACGTCCAGGTCAATTCCCAGCCGCTCGATCAACTCAGCAAACTGCCCGGTAGCCTCGCCGGTGCGTACAGTCTCTTGCAGGCTGTCCGCCAGAGATTCGATTTTCAGCGTATCCGGAAACATCTCCGCCGCGCCGGCCAGATTCTCCACCGCCCGTTGCAGGTTACTTTCGGTCACTCCCGCCTGGAGAAGGTTGGACACCGCCTCAATGGCGCTGTCTGTTTCTCCGCTGACGGCCAAAAAGGTTTCAAAAGCGCGTGTTACAGGGTCCATCCAAAGGCCAGCATTTTCGGCTGTTTTGGTGAAAGCTGAATTCAAGACCTCGTTTGTATCAACCAATGCTAACCTGGCTGCCCGACTATCCACCAGGTCCCGATTTGCTCTAATCCAGCCTTCGTGCTCATCTGCTAACCCGTTTTGTGCAAGGATACCTAAAGCAAAATTTAGTTTATCCGCACTCTCAGGGGCCTTTGAAAGGCGACTGTTGAAGTCCTCTACATCAACGCCCAGCTGATCCAGAAGGCGTGCAAAGTCTCCTACTGCCGCCCCAGACTCCACTGTTTCCTGCAAATCCTTTGCCAGCGACTCAAATTTGAATGAATCAGGGAACCTATCGAGCGCTCCGGCAAGGGATTCTACACTTTGCTGAATGTTATTTTCTGTAACGCCGGCATTCATCAGGCTTTCCAGCGTTTTAATGCTTCCAGACGTATCTTCCGTTGTCAGCATCACTGTTTTAAACGCGCGTTCAAGGGGAGACATCCCCACCCCCGCGTTTTTGGCGTTCTGCTCCAGCATGGACATATCCGCCCGGAACTCCTCCGTTGCGGGGACGGTAGCCAGGGCGGCGGCTCCGATGCCGGCGATGGCCGTGGAGACGGGGGCAAAGGCGCTGCTGATCTTCCCGGCGGTTTGGGAGACGGCGGCTGTTTTGGCGGACAGCTGGCCCAGGGTGCTGTTGAAGGCCTGGAAATCCCGCTGCGCGTTCTTGGCGGCCTCCCCCGACTCAATAAACTCCCGCTGGAGAGCGTCAAACTGGTCCTGGTCCATCATGGGACCGCCCATTTCCTTCTTTGCCGTCAAAACCTGCGCTCGCAGGTCCTTCAGCTGCGCGCCCGCCTTCTTCACCTCGGCGGTGTACTTCTCATACTCCCCGGCAGAGATTTCCCCGATGGACAGCGCGGTGTCCATCTCCTTCTTCCGGGCGGTCAGCTCCTTGTAAGCGGCGTCCACCTTGGCAAGCTCCGCCTCCAGCTGCCCGTACTTGGCGGTGTAGGCCTGCCCCCGGGCCAGGGCCTCATCCGCCCCCTGGGCGGCCTTGGACAGGGTCTCCAGCCGCTGGCTGGTGCCGGACACCGCCTCGGCCAGGAGCCGCTGCTTCTGGGCCAGCAGCTCGGCGTTGCCCGGGTCCATCTTCAGCAGCTTGTTGACGTCCTTCAGGCTGGTCTGGGTCTTTTTCAGCTGGTCATCCGTGCCGGCCAGGGCCTTTTCCAGCTTGGTGGTGTTGCCGTCGATCTCAATAGTAATGCCCTTAATCTGGCTGCGTGCCATATCCTCGCCTCCTACAGCATCCGGTCCATATCCTCCTGGGTGGCCAGCTCGGGCCAGTCCAGGGTATCGTTGGCCGCCTCGGCGTACATCTCGTTGAGCATCCCGATGGTGATCAGCTCCAGATCACGCAGCGGGATGCCCAACTGGCACGCCCGGAGCATCAGCAGCGGGGTGGTCACGTCCCGGTCGATGGGTCTCGTTTTTTTTTGCAGATATCCAGCGCCTCGGTGTTGCCCTCCCACAGCGCCCGGATCACCGGGAACACGCCGTAGATGGAGAAGGTGCTGAACCCCTCCAGCCACTCGTCCGGGTCGTTGGGGACTGCCTGGGGGTCGGCGTGCTTTGCCATGATGTAGGCCATGTCCTCAAACAGCTCCAGGGCCTCCACGGGCAGCGTAGAGGGAGGCGTGGGTTTACCTCTGGTGGCCTCCTGGGCCTGGTCTATGGCCCGCTGGACGGCTTGGAAGTCCTGGAGGATATCCCGCCGGAACCGGATACGGTACAGCCGGGGAATGGCGGCGGTGGCCCGGAAGCGGACCTCCCGCCCGTCAATGGTCACAGTGGCTTCCATAGTTTACGCCCCCTGGGGTGCGGCGGTGGGCCGCCACACGGACTTGAACCAGTTGTTGAAGGTCTCGTCGGGGGTGTTCTCGGTGGTCCGCGCACGGACGGTCCCGTCGGCCAGGGCGGAGGCGGTCAGTTTCATGGTATCCGTCTGCGGCTCCTTGGACTTCTCGTTGGTCTTGGCGTTCTCCCCCGGCCGGCCCACAGAGCAGCTGTACAGAACCCGGCGGGTGGCCTTTTGGTCGCCACTGATCTCGTACAGCAGGGCAAAGGGTTTCGGCTCCGCGAAGGAGTTCTCCACCAGCACATGGCTGGTCTCGTCCTCCGTATCCCCCAGCACGTCCTTGCGGAAGCTGTCGGGGACCAGGGCGATCTCCAGGGTGCCGGAGTAGCCGTCGTTGCCGGTGGTGACATAGAAGGCCACATCATCGGCGTAGAAGGTGCTGGTCTCCCCTTCGGCGTCCAAGGCGAGGTTGACCGCCCCGGGGATGGGGACCGGAGTCCCGAAGGTGATCTCCCCGGCCTCGCTGGTGGTGAGGAGAGCGTAATGAACATTTTTCAGTCCGAATTTAACCTTGTTTCCCATTTTTACACCTCGATTTCGTATCTTGTTTGATTAAGCCGCAGCTCATCAACGTAGACCGTAGACCGGTCCCAAAAAATCCCCGCGCCATCCAGCGCCTGCTCGATTTTGCCCATGGCTTTCCGGTCCCGACCCACGGTGTACAACTCAACGGCAGCCCCTTCAAACACGGAATAGGCAATGTCGTCCGCTCCAAAATTATTGGTCCCTACAGACAGGTACAACCCATAGGGGGGCTTGGGCGGCTTCTCCCAGTGGTGGTAGGCAAAGGGGATGCCGGTAGCTTCCAGCAGGCCCTTCAAATCGTCAAAGGTCATCGCCAGCCTCCTCAAGAGCCTGGGATAAGCTCTGGTCCAGCTCCCGCTCAGCGGCTTCCACTGCGGTGGATATATGGGGGGTACCCTCCACCCGTCCGCCGTTGGCTTTTTGGTGACCATGCTCCAGCAGATGGGTCAAACTGCCGCTGGTGGCGTTGTAGACCGTGATAGACACATTGCGCCCGCCGATGCCAGTCCGCTCTTTTTTGATCTTCCAGCCCTTTTTGTATTTTCCGCCGCCTCTGCCCTTACGGACGGGGGCGTGAGCCTTGACTGTGGACAACGCCGTTTTGCCGGCAGCCATCACTGTGTCATTAATGCCGTCCTGGATGCCCTTGGTATATTGGTCCAGGATGTCCCGGACTGCGCCGGCCAGGCCGTCAACCTGGATCTGCATCCGACTCATCCCCCTCCCATACATATCCGTCTGTCTCCTGCAGAGTCAGACGGGTGACCAGCAACCCGTCCTTGTTGGTGGTGTGGGCGCACTGCTGGATCAGGTAGTACACCCCGCCGATCCAGCAGACGTCCCGGACCTGGATGGACTCGTCCCGCCAGATCTCAATCAGCCGGTCGGCCCGCTGGGACACCCCCACCGCCGAGTAGAACCGCTGCAGCCCCACGGTCAGCTCCCCGAAGGCCTGTTCCCCTTTCTGGTGGAGGGGGGCGGGGGCGGAGGAGTCGGTCTCGTCCCGCTCCACCCCATAGATCACGCACCAGCCGCTGTCATGGAGCATACCCGTCCCCCCTCAGCCGCTGGCTGATGATGCAGTCCAAACGCATCCGCCGCAAGAATTGTGGCTCGGCCTCCCCGGTAACCCGCTTACGATACAGCCATGCCGCGGTGGACAGCACCACCTGATCATAGTCCGCTGTGCCGTCTGGGCGTACCCCTTGCCGCTCCAGGCTGGCCTGGGACGCCTGGAGCAGCTGTTTGAGGTAGTCATCCTCCCCGGGGATGGTTCCGGTGCGCTGCAGGTCCTGCTTGAGCAGGAGCAGCTTGTCCGCTTCGGTCATAGGCCGCCCTCCCTGGTCACGGTCACGGTGTAGGTCCGCTCTCCGGCAGCGCCGGACGCCGTAACGATCACCGTATTCTCCCCGGCCTGCCACACCGCCGCCGTGCCGCTTTTGTGGGGCGCGCCGTTGACCGTGATCTCCACCGTGGCGCCGACGGCACCGGAGGCGGTGATGGTGTTGCTGTTGTTTGTGGTGCTGGCAGAGTACGCCGTCACGGCCGGGTCAAATTCCGGCGTCAGCTTCAGCGCCCCCAGCCCCAGCGATGCCAGGGGCGCCGTTAAGGGTTTCCAGTGGTACCGCCGTTGGCCTTGTCAGGCGGAAAGGTTGCCGATGTGGTGGGGGCCTTGCCGTTGATGTTGATGATGCCAAAGGCCTCGCCAATAACCGGCGTACCATCGTATCGAGCAGTCCCCTTAAACACCGTTTGATCCTCAAGGAACCGGACCTCCTCGCTCTGTGCAAAGGTAGCACCCGCCCGCTCCGTCATCAGGTACACATCCATATAGCCAAAGAAAATATCATCATCTGCCATAAAGCGCTCTGTGATGATATCTCCGCCAGTCACCGGCATGGTGTTACCGAATCCGGAAACGATGACGCCGGCCGTGTTGATGGAAAGAGCCTCCGCCATGAGTTTCCACTTTGTCCGGCGGTTCATGACAAATACCATGTCCTGCGTGGAATACCCATCATCAGCCACACCGGTGGAGAGGACAATCTCCTGGAATAAATGGAGTCCGGACTTGCCGGTAATTGTGATGATGTTACTGGTGTGCAAATCTTCCCAATCAGTCTGGTTTTTTCCCCAGGAGGAGGGCTTTTCGGTCTGCGCTAGACGGGTCACGGCGCCCAGCGGCATTTTGATCCCGGTGCCATACACAATGGCCTTGTCTACGGCATATCCAATACTCTGCCCGATGGCGTCAATGATTTCATATGCCAGGTTGATGTCGCTGTCATCTTTGGTAGAGTTGCAGATAGCGACAAAGCCGCCCACCTTGTAGCCGTCCACCTCAACTTGGCTAAAGGAAATGTCCAACTCATTGAGGGTGGCACAAGCCTCGGTCCACACTGCTTCCGGCGGGGTCCCCATAATGGGCTGCCGGGCGGCGCCGGGTACACGGCGCAACCGGACGTAGCGCAGCAGTTTGCTGTACAGGCCAATGACCGGGCGCAGCAGGTCCAAGACGTCATCTGGAATTGTCAACTCCGCCCCGGAGACAGTACGGCGCTGGCCGATCATCTCGCGCACACGCTGCAGGAAATCCTTCACATTGCTCCTTGCCAGAAACGCGTCTCGCTCCTGATGGGACAACCCAAAGAAGCCCCCACGATAGACATCGCCCCGGAACACGTCCAGGGAACCGGCACTGCCCCTACGATTCATTCTCATAGTTTGATCATCCTTTCTCTCCCCGCCAGTGTTGACGGTCGTATTGTCGCTGGGGGCGGCGGGCGGGACGGCCTGCCTGGCCTCCTCGGCGGCCAGGTCCTGCTCCAGCTGCTGCACCTCCCCCTCCAGGGCGGTCTTGCTCTCCTCGTGGGCCTTTTTCTCGGCCTCGAACTCGTCCACCAGGTCCTCCACGGCCTTCTGGTCGTCCTCATTCTCCGCCTCGGCGATGGCGGCCTCCAGCTCCGCCTCCCGGCGGGCAAAGTCCGCGTCCCTGGCCCTCAGCTCCTCCAGGGCCTTCTTCTTGTCGTCGATCTGCTTTCTCAAAAGCAGCGCTTTCAGTGCCATTACTCGACAGCTCCTTTCAGTCTCTTGTTCATCCGCTCCCGCCACGCCTGGGCGGTGCGGGCCTTGATCTGCTGGGCCTGGGCGGTGCGGGCCGATACCTCAGTGGCCTCGTAGGCCGGGAACGTGCAGACCGACACCTCATAGAGTACCGATACCGTCTTGATCGTAAAATGGACCGATCCGTCCTCCCGCCAATCAATGGACTCCTCCCCAATGTCAAACCCAAAGGAGCATTGGTCCACGTCACCTCTCTGCACCCGGTGATACAGATTTAGGGCGTCGCCGTCCTCCCGGTTGATTTTGACTCGTCCCCACAGGCCGTGGCCGTCCTCCCGCAGCTCCAGCGTACCGGCTTTGGTCCGGCCTAGAACCAGAGTGGTATCGTGATTGGTCAACGCCCGCACATCCCCGCCCAGGCACCCGGAGAAGGCCCCAGGGGCGATGCTCTCGGTGATGCCGGAACAGATCTCATAGATAGAGTTGCACACGGCAAAGTATCCCTCAATGTACAGATCCCCGGCCTCCTCCGCAGCCCGATACTGGGTGGGGCGGCAGATCATGGTGCGTCTATCCATCCTTATCACCTCCCCCCTGCTTCAGCTTCAGCTGGTCCCCCACCTTGCTCAGGGGGATGTAATTCTCCAGGATCACCAGCTCATCCAGACCCTCCTTGGGTCCCTGGCCGATCCAGTCCCGCACCTCGTTGCCCGTCATGATCCCCCGGACGTATAGCTCTCCGCCGATGCTGGCCAAAGTGTTGACATCATAGGCATAGAGGCTCCAAGGATTAAAGCGGAAAAACATCTCCTCGCTGATCAGCAGCTTACGCGTCAGCTCCTGCTCCATTCCCTTGACGATGGGCAGCACGGTGGTGTTGATGAAGGCGTTCCACTCTTCCCGGTTGTAGGCCCCGGCTCCCATCACAAAGGCCGGCACCCCCAGGATGGCCGCCACCGTCTTTTTGTCCAGGGTAACCGTGTCGTTGATGGCCAAGTCGTTGAGGGTCAGGGGCTTGATCTGCGTGACCTCCATCCCCTCGGCAGGGATGAACAGCGGGTCGCCGGGCTTGCCGGCGGAGAAGGTTTTTTGCAGCTTCTCCTGCCCCGCCTCCGTCTTCATCTCCTCCGCCCAGGTGTCCACCCGGATAATGAGGCTGGGCTTCCACCGGTCGGACATAAAACCTTTTTTTGTGGCCGCTGCCTGCCGCAGGTTGGCCGCCACATCCTTCAACGCCACCCGGTACCCGCACCCCCGCCAGGGCTGGCCCGGTGCCGGGTTGAGCACGAAGTGAAGCACACTGCCGGGGTCCCGCTCCTGCCCGTCGATCAGAACCCGGTAACCGAAATCCTGGTTGGGCAGGAAGGACACTCGGGAGGCCGGGACGGGGATAAGCTCCTGTAGCAGCCCGTCTCGGGTTTGGGGGATCACCACCGCGTTGCCGTCCCCCTCCAGCAGGAGGGTGCGCACGATGTAGGACACCAGGGTCATCCGGGTCATGTACCGGTTGGGGGTGATATCCACCTTGCGGCTCAGGCCGTTGACGATCCGCACGTCCCCGCCCTCGGCGTTGGCCATGAGCCGGATGGTCATGCTGCCAATGAGGGAGGCCAGCTTGTTCACCCCCATCAGCACCTCGGGGTTCTCGCTCAGGCGGGTGTAGCCGGGGATGCACAGGGTGTCCCACGCCGCGTTTGACACCAGGAATCCCACACTCCCGCCGCTGCTGTCCCGGATGTTGTTGCCCCGGGGCTTTTTCCGCTTACTCATTTCGCCGTCTCCATCCTTTCGCTTTCTCCTCCCGCTCCAGGTCCTCCAGCATCCGCACCGCCGCAAACACGGCGGCGTCGAAGATGTCAATGCGAGTGTTGTCCTCGATTTTCTCGTACTGCACCATGTCGTCGGTCTTTTCAATGGCGTGGACGTTCTGCACGCAATACTCAAAGGCCTCCGAATGGAGGTAATACAGGCACCCGGCCTTGGCCTTCTGCTCGATCCGGCGGAAGCCCTGGGATTTTTTCCAGAAATACTGGGGCTGGTCCACAACTTTAAACTGGGCCTTTTTCATGCCCACCACATACTCGGCACAGAATTTCCGGTCATGGCCCACCTCTTTGATTTTGAATCCGGAGTGGCGCATGTCCTTGAACCACCGCACCACGTCCATGTGGTCTGTCACCGGGCTGTTGCACATGTCCAGCCAGCCGTCGTCCTTCCAGCCAAACAGGGGGATGTTGTCCTCGTCGGCCTTGATGTGGGCGGCCACCACGGGAAACCAGGCGTGGGGGATGATGATATCCACATCCACCGTCTCCCCGTCCTCTCGCTGGTACCCCTCCAGGGTGCCGTACAGGGCCGCCGCCGTCAGATCGTGGAGCTTGGACAAGTCCGCGCCTCCGTACCACCGGATGGGCAGCTTGCGCAGCTCCTCCAGCGTCCAGTGGTATCGTTTATCGCTGGCACGGAACTCCTCAATCTTGAAATAGGCTTTCATGGCCGCCACATAGACGTTCAGCTT